AGTCGCATGAGCTGGGTGTGCAGTTGCTGCGTGCCCAGGCGCGGGAGTTGCGGGTGGTTGCGCCGGAGGTTCAGCCGATCCGCCCGTATGAGCGGCAAGCGGTTGTGACACTGCTGGAGAACGCCACTCGGGTGGAGCGCTCACCGCGGGCTCGTTCGCGGGTGACGGTGGAGGATTCGGCACCTCGGAGCCGGCGTCCGGTGATTGAGCCTGCGGCGCCGAAGGTTGCGGTCGAGGTACTCGACCCAGTCACCCGCCGTCAGTCGCGGGTGACTATCGAGGTGACCCCGCAGAACCGCAAGGATCCGCAGGTCGTCAAGGCCATCACTGTGAAGGTGGCTGCCGCGGCGGAACGTCATGCGCAGATGCCGTCCCGTGAGGCCACAACGGATGCTGTTGAGGCTGCGCCGGAACGGCCGGGTGCGGTGATCGGGTGGGCGCGGATCATGACTGGCGCTGAGACGTGCGGGTTTTGCTCGATGCTCGCTTCCAGGGGCCCAGTGTTTCCCACCGAGGAGTCCGCGCAGTTCGTCTCGCAACGCTCGAAGCGGTTCGACATCCGCGAGCCCAAGAAGTACCACGACGACTGTGACTGTGAAGTGGTTCTCGTCCGTCAGGGTGAGGACTGGGTCGGCCGCGAGCAGTACGAGGCGCTCGACAAGCTCTGGAGAGACAACACCAAGAAGGCCACTGGGTTGGGGAAGTTGACGGCGTTCACCGCCGCACTGAACCAGGAGCGGGCAGACGGCAACGCTGACCGGTTCTATGTCGCCAGACCCGATGGTGAGACTGAAGATTCCTGAAGCCGTTCGGCTTCTGCTATGCCCGCACCCAGGTGGTGTGGGAACAATTCACGAGACCCCAGGAGGGTTACTTCGTTATGTCCGAAACCACTGCTGTTCCCGTCGAACCTGCCGCTCCCGTTGCGGCTCCCACCCCGGAGCCCACACCCACACCGGCCCCGGCTCCCGCCCCTGCGGTAGAGCCTCCGGCGAAGAAGGAACTGACGGTCGAGCAGCTCCGCAAGGAACTCGAGGACACCCGGAAGGAAGCCGCGAACTACCGCACGAAGTGGCAGGGCGCGAAGCCGATCGTCGAGGCCCATGAGGCAGCCGAAGAGGCCAACAAGACCGAAGTTCAGAAGGCCAACGAGAGAGCTCAGACTCTCGCGAACGAACTCGCTGAACTCACCCTCCAGAATGTTGCGCTCGCGCACGGCATTCCCAAGGAGAACTACGACTTGCTCGGGTCAGGTACCCGAGAAGAACTGGAATCGAGGGCGGCCCGCCTTGCGGCGCTGCACGGTTCCGTTGCTCCCACCGAGCCGAAGGCACCGCCGTCGGAGCGACCCGTGGAGTCCCTGAGGCCAGGCGCCTCGCCTCAGCCCCCTGCGGTTGAGGACAACGCATACCCCGAGTCGTGGCGACCCGCCACCCGGGAACGATTCTAAAAGGAAAGGACTGCACTCATGGCTAATGAATGCACCCCCCTGTTCCGGCCTGGTCGAGACGTCACAGTCCTTACGACCGGCGCCGTGGTGGGAAAGACGTTCGTTGCAATCTCCGGAGCCCCGGACACGACCGGCATGAAGGCCGGCGTCCTCAAGGCTGCCACCTGCACCGCTGCCGCGAAGGCGTTCGGTGTCGCTGCACGTGACGCCGCTTCCGGCGCGACCGTGCTCGTGAAGAAGGAAGGAATCCTCCCGGTCACCGCCGGCGGCACCATCGCAGTCGGCGCGGAGGTCGAGGTCGGGACAGCCGGTAAGGCTGTCACCCTCGCCTCCGGCAAGGCCGCTGGCATCGCTGTCACCGCCGGAACCAACGGCGCCGACGTCTTCATCGACCTCTACTAAGGAAGGGACGAAATCATGGTTGGAACACCAGTAGCTCCGCAGTACCCGCTTGCCCTTCCTACCGTCAGTGGCAACGCGATCACCGTCGACCTGATGCTCAAGGAACCGACGCGGATCAACAACTACCTGTCGGACATCACCCTTCAGCGTTTCTGGGCTGACCGCGTCTTCTCCGGCGCCGGCGGCGTTTCCGGTGGCGCACTGCTGTACTCGCAGCTGATGGCGAACGATCTCTACACCGACCGCGACATCCAGAATGTCGAGCCCGGTGGCGAGTTCCCGATCGTCACCACCTCGCGTCAGGCACCGCAGGTTGCCTACGTTGAGAAGTTCGGTGGGAAGTTCGACGTCACCGACGAGGCCCGGGACCGCAACGATCCCACGCTGCTGCAGCAGGAAGCGCAGAAGCTGGGCAACACGATCAACCGTGGCATCCACCGGCGCGCACTCGCAACGCTGGATGCGTCGATCACCGCGATCGGCTCGGATGTGCAGATCGTCGGTACCTCGTGGGCGGACGCTGCTGCGCTGACCCTGTCCACCACGAACAACGCAGCCCTTCCGGCTGCGGACTTCGCGAAGACTCAGCTGAAGGCTGACACCTTTGAGCTCGGTGGCGAGTTCAACCTGTGGATCGTCAACCCGCAAGAGTACTACAACTTCCAGGTCATCTACGGCGAGCGTGCAGCCGCGATCCTGGCGGCCAACAAGATCAGCATGATCTCGACGAACCGGGTCACTGCCGGTGAGGCGTACGTCGTGGTCGAGGGTCAGGTCGGTCAGATGCGTCTGGAGAAGCCCCTCTCGACTGAGACCTGGCGTGAGCCCGGAAACGAGTCGACCTGGGTGCAGTCTTCGGTGCGTCCGCTGTTCGCGGTGACTAATCCGTACAGCGTCCTCAAGGTCTCCGGGCTGGCGGCGTAGTGTCCGCGGTGGAGCGCACCGTCCGGGTCGGGTTGATGTCGTACATCGATTCGGACGGTGCCCACCGGTCAGCGTTGGCCGGTGCGGTGGTGCACATCCACCCGGACACGGTTGAGCGTTTCGACCGGCTGAACCGGCTTCTCGGCGATCCTGCACCTGAACCTGTTGAGGTGAAGGTGAAGCGGCGCGTTACTCGCACACCGAAGTCTGACGTTCCGGAGGGCTGATCCATGGCGTTCGCTACCCACACGGATCTCGAAACCCGATGGCATGGTCTGGCTGAGGCGGATCAGGCTCGCGCTGATGTCCTCCTCGGTGATGTGTCGATGTGGTTCAAGGTGTGGTTCCGTGAGTTCGGTGACCTCGAGACCCTGGTGGTTTCGGATGAGCTGCTCGCGGAGGCGCTGAAGGTGATGGCCTGCAGTGTCGTCAAACGTGCCATGGCTACCGGTGACTTCGAGGGTGCTTCCGGTGTGGAGCAGGCGATGGGCCCGATCACGATGAACGTGACGTACCGGAACCCTGAGGGGAACTTGTATCTCACGAAGTCGGAGTTCGACACCATTGCGGTGCTGTTGGGTCGGAATCCTTCGGGTGCTGTGTCGATGACGGCGGTGGGGCTGTGAAGCTTCCTTATGGGCAGACTGTCACGGTCCTCCGCCGTCCCGCGGTCGACCGCACTGGTGATGGTGGGGCCACGGTGTCGCACACCATCTCACAGTGCGCGATCGTCTGGGACTCCACCACCAACGACGATGACCGGCGTGACACGTCGATCACGTTCGTGGACGTGTACGTCCCTGTCGGTGCAGACATCCTCGCCTCCGATCAGGTCGAGTTACCTGACGGTTCCGTGGGTGCCGTGTTCGGCCGGCCGCGGTGGGGCGAACCTCACCCGATGACGGGATGGCAGTCCGGGTACAAGCTGGTGCGTTTGAAGGTGGTGGCCTGATGGATGACATCCGTATCCCGTACCCGAACCCTGCACTCGGCGAGATCCTGAAGTCCAGTGAGATGCGTTCACTGGTGCAGGAGAAGGCCGAGATGGCGCAGGCCCTGTACCGGGACATCGTTCAGAAGCGCACCGGCCAGTTGGCTAGGTCGGCTCGTGTGGCCACGTACATCGGTGGTGCACGGAACGATCGGTGGATCGCCGAGATGATCGTCGACGCACCGCATGCGGCTGCGCACGAGTTCGGCGTCGGCGACAAGCCTGGCTCACTGCCGAAGACGGCGGTGCACGCTGCTGCTGATGATCTCAACCAGGTGTTGGGTCAGATGTCGTTTGCGGGTCAGCTATGAGCATCACGTTCCCGGAGTGGTGGAAGGGTGGCTTCCCGGACCGCGAGTTGGTTGTCATGGATCTGCTGCAGCCGTACCTGAATATGTTGTCCCCACAAGGGTTGGCGTGCTCGTGGCTGCCGGACAATTACGGCAAGAAGTTGCCGATCGTCCGTGTGTACCGCGGTGGCGGGGCTGAGAACTACGAGATCCGCAGCGACCCAGCTGCAGTGCAGTTGGGTGTCATCGGTGCCACGCGTGCTGACAGTTGGGCGGTGGTCGAGTACTGCCGGCAGATCATGCTGTCGTACCGGCACGGTGGACGTGTCACCCGCGAAGACGGATCCGTCACCATCATCCAGTCCATCGCGGAGATGACGGGCCCACAGCAGTTGCCCGAACTGTCACCGGATTACCGGTTGGTGCCGATCACGTTCCAGGTGAACTGCAAGTGGCCCAGCGGTCTACCCGACTACGCCCGCGTCCGCGAAGACCTCAACCTGTAGAACCGCTCACTTTCGTTTGACCGTGCGCTCGCCCGAGTGTGCGGCATTTGTCATGCCCAATTCTCGGGCGACCTCCGATTGGAGAATGCAATGACCTCTGTTCTTTCACTGAAGGACAAGAACGACGACCTGTTGGTAGTGCCTGGAGACCTCTCGGTCCTCATCGCCAACTACGGCGCCACCATCCCCACCGCCCTCACCGACGACGACGGCTCCCTCCTCCCGCTCCCCGCGGGCTGGTACAGCGCCGGCGAAATCGACCAGAAGGGTGGCGCATCGATCACCCCCGACACCAAGACCACCGACATCCTCGGTTACGGGTCGATGGTTCCCCGTCGGACGATCAAGACCTCCGAAGGTCTGACGATCGACTTCACTGCGCAGGAAGTGCGGAAGGTCAACCTCGGACTGTTCTGGGGCATGGATCTTTCCGCCAACTCCGCCGACGCAACCTCGGGTGAGTGGCAGGTCAAGAAGACCGCCCAGGCACGGATGTCCTTCTTCTCGGTGATCCTGCTCGGTCAGGACGAGAACGCTGACGGCGACATCCTCCCGTACTGGATCTTCCCGAAGGTGTCCGTCACCAAGTCGGGCAAGATCGGCCTGCAGATGGATGGGGCGATGTCCTACCCGATCACGCTGACCGCGTACGACGACAAGGACTTCGGCGGGTACGTGGCGTTCGGCCAGGCCGGTCTCGGCAACAAGGCGCTCAACGCGGACACCGGCTTCGGCCCGCTCGTGAAGACCGTCACGATCACCGGCACCCCCACGGGTGGCACGTTCACCCTGACGTTCAACGGTCAGACCACCTCGGGCATCGCGTACAACGCTGCAGCCTCGGCAGTGCAGTCGGCCCTCGTGGCCCTGTCGACTGTCGGTGCGGGCAACGCGACCGTCTCCGGTTCGGCTGGTGGCCCCTACACGGTGACGTTCACCGGTGTCACGGGAACGCTCACGGCGTCGGGCGCCAGCCTGACCCCGAGCGGCACCGTCACCGTTTCCTAAGACGTCGTGCGGCGTGGGGTGTCCGGGCCCCCGCGCCGCACGACCTTTCTTAAGCCAGGAACAACTCTCCAGGAGGAGTTACAACATGACTGATAAGAAGCCCGTGGGTGGTCGTTTCGCTGAGCTGCTCACCGAGGTCGACGCGGCCCCGTACCAGCTGACCGAGGACATCGCGATCCCGGTCCCCACGACGGAGCAGCTGGAAAAGCTGTACGCCGCCGAGGACAAGGAGGGCCGTGAACGTGCCATGTTCGGCGAGCACTACGACGCCATCAAGGAACTGTTCCGCGGCGTGAACTACAAAGCGTGGTCGAAGTTCACCGACGAACTGAACGAGCACGTCTTCGGCAAGGGCGTCAACGAAGTGCCGGGAAAATCCGAGGAGTCCTCGAACTAGTCGAGGACTTCTGGGACGAACTGGAGTGGGACTTCCGGGCTGAGCTGAGTGGCCTTGAGGCGTTGGATTGGATTGCCGGCAAACGTGACTGGCGCCAGTTCTGGCGGTTCAAGGACCAGCTCGGCCCGGGCACCCGCTATCTGTCGAAGCTGTTGATGGATCCGGAGTTGGCGGAGGAGTGGGCGAAACAGCCGATCCCTGTGGCGACGTCCCCGTCGATGGCGGGGTGGACACCCCTCATCTCGAAGCTGACTGATCTCGAGGACCAGCTGATTGCTTTGCGTGCGTCGTTTTCTGCGGAGGCTGCGGCGGAGGTGAAGTTCGTCGAGCGTCCGGTCCCGCGGTACGTGCAGGTGCGTGAACGTCTCCGCAAGAACATTTCTAGAGAGAAGCGACACATGGCGTTGTCGCAGTTGCTGCCTGGCCAGGAGGTCTAACCATGTCCAATTTCTCGGCTGGTAGTGCAAGCATCAAGATCGGGCCAAGCCTCGACAATTTCGCCAATGAGCTTCGTACACGGCTGCAGTCGATCGATGAGAAGTTCACGGTCGGTCTGCAGCCTGCCGACGTCAGCGGGTTTGCGACGGATCTTGAGTCGGAGTTGGCCCGGGTCAACGCGGACATCACGATCGAGCTCAAGCCGGGTGACATCTCTGGGTTCGCGACGGACCTCCAGGCGCAGCTCGCTCACGTCAATGCGGACATCGACATCGGGCTCAACCCTGGTGATATCACGACGTTCGCGACGGACCTCGAGGCCGAACTGGCTCTGGTCCACGCTGACATCGATGTTCGTATCAATCCGGACTTCGAGGAGTTTCAGACTCGTCTGACAGCGATCGCTATTGCCCGGGACTTCACGGTTCCGGTGCGGGTGGTCGCCGACTTCACTGGGTTTGACCAGTCGATCATTCAGCGCACTGGTGCTGGTGGCGGACCTGGCCCGATCCCGATTCCTGTTCGACCGGACCTGGATGCGTTCCAGACGGATCTGACTCGCCGTCTGGAGACGATGAGTCGTGAAGCTGAGTTGCGGATCCCGCTGACCGCTGATGGTGAGCGGATGCGTGCTGGGCTTCGCGCCCAGGTGGAGGATCTGCAGCGTCAGCTTCGGATGAACATCTCCGCTGATCCGGAGATCGGTGCTCGTCAGCGCGCCCACCTTCGGGCACAGATCGAAGAGCTTGAGCGCCGAATTGAAATCAACATTCCGGTCGACACTCGCAACGCAGGCCAGAGGCTTGCGGCGGTCTTCGCCGACGCAACCATGTCTGTTGCAAAGCTGGGGCTCACGGCCGCAACTTCCGGGCCGGCGCTGATGGCTTTGGGTGCGGTCACGTTGGCCCCGCTGGTGGCGTCTGCTTCGCAGGCTCTGGGTGTCATCGCACTGCTGCCTGCCGCTGGTGCTGCTGCAGCCGCTGGCATCGGCGCCCTTGCAATCGGATCAAGCGGGATCGTGGATGCCTTTTCCGCCGCAAAGAAGGCGTCTGAGGATACGACGGACACCCTGAAGGCGCAGAAGTCTGCCCAGGATCAGCTGGAGTCCGCACAGGAAGGTGCAGCCCGCACCGCAGAACAGGGCGCCCGCTCCATCTCCTCCGCTGAGGAAGGTGTTCAGCGGGCGAAGCAGAAGTCTGTCGACGCGGAGAAGAAGCTGACGCAGGCCCGCAAGGATGCGGTCACGCAGATCCTCGACATGAACGATGCCCTGAAGGGCTCGCAGTTGTCGGAGCAGGAAGCGCAGTTGGCGCTTGACCGGGCCCGTGAATCGGCGATGACGTTCACTCCCGGTGACACTGCGAACGATCGACGCGGGAAGGTCCTGGATGTTTCGCGTGCCGAGTTCAACCTGAATGAGGCTCGTAAGAATCGTGAGCGGCAGGAGCAGGAGACTGCTGAGGCGAACCGCAACGGTGTCGAGGGTTCGCAGCTGGTTGTCGATGCCAAGCAGGGTGTCGCTGATGCGGTCAAGGCTGAGGATGACGCGCAGAAGAATCTTCTGCAGACGACCAAGGATGTCGCGCAGTCGAATGCGGATGCGGCGAAGCAGATCGTGCGGGCTCAGGAGTCCATGGCTGAGGCCATGGAGCAGACATCGACCGCTGCGGATGACTTCGCGGAGAAGATGGCGAAGCTGTCCCCTGAGGCTCAGGAGTTCGTCAATCAGGTCAGGGGTCTAGGCGAAGCTTGGACCGATCTGAAGATTGCCGTGCAGGACAACCTGTTCACCGATCTCGGCACTTCCGTGACGCAGTTGGCGAACTACTTCCTGCCGACATTGAAAACAGGGTTCTCGGGCATCACAACTGAGATCAACACCGGTGTGCGCAAGGCCATGCAGGATCTGCAGACGGATGCGACGAGGGACAACCTGTCAAGGATCTTCGAGAACACCCGTCTGTCAATCCAGCCCCTGATCGATGGCATCAGCAACATCGGCGCCGGCCTACTCAACATCGCAACGGTCGGCTCAGACTTCCTTCCGGGGTTGTCGACGAAGTTCGAGGATCTTTCGACGACGTTCCTCGACTGGACTGAGCGGATCAAGAACGACGGGTCGCTGAAGGACTTCATCCAGAAGGCAATCGACAAGTTCCAGCAGCTGAAGGACATGGCTGGCGATGTCATCGGCATCATCGGCGACGTCGTCCGCGCACTGACCACCGACCCTGATGGCAAGGGCGGCGGGCTGGGCGAAGACTGGATGACGAACATCCACGGTGCGCTCGACAGGTGGAATGAGTTCCTCGGATCCGATGCCGGCCAGCAGCGGATTAGGGACTTCTTCAATGACGTGAAGGTCATCGTCGAGGGAATCGTTCAGGCCATCACGATCGCTGCCGACCTGATTCGCCCGTTCCTTCCGGACCCGAAGACACCTGAGGCCACATACGAGGATCGGCCGACTGTCGGTCCGACCACGGGACCGGACGGAAAGGAAATCCCGGCGCAGCCGTTCGTTGGTCCGGTCGCTCCGACCCTCGGCGAAAAGGTTGAGCGGGAGAAGGACTCGGCCGGAAACGAGATCGTCAAGCCGAGTCGGCAGGCCTTCTTCACGGCTGGTCTGACTGGCGAGGGCAACGCATTCCAGGGCGCTGGACGTGCAGTGAAGGATGTCGGTTCCAGTGCCTGGCGTTGGATCACCAACGACAACGACGACGGCTTGTGGGGTTCGATCAAGGACTCGAACTTCGGGTTCAACAGCGATTCGTATCACCGCCGCAAGGAGGAGGACGAGCAGCGTGAACGCAACGGTGGTCTGACTGACGCCGAGAAGGCCGAGAAGGAACAGCGGGACCGCAACGGCGGCATGACCGATGCGGAGGTTCGTGAGGCTGCGGGCGGTGGTGGCACCGGCGGCGGTGGGGTCGGGCACATCGGTGGCCGAACCGGTGGGCCGAGCAACTTCGGTGGATCGGATAGCAACACCGATCCTGCTGGGTGGTCCGAGAAGTGGACCGGCATGGTCAACAACGTCTCGAACAGTTGGGATAACACGCTCCGCCCGAAGTTCAATGAACTGACCGGCAAGCTCGGTGACATCGGCTCAGGGTTCCTGACGAACGTCAGGGATCACGCCGGCGGAGCCTGGGATGGACTGAAGAACGGTGTGTCCACGGGTTGGACGTCGATCAGTTCTAACTTCGAATCGGCGAAGACTGGTGTCGGTCAGCTGTCGGAGAAGTTCCTGTCCGGCATCACCAATGGTGCGGTCCTGCACTGGAGTGACCTGCCGTCGAAGATCGGTGCTGGTGTCTCTGACATCCGCGACAACATGTTCTCGAAGCTGCACACCGGTCTCGATGATCTGAAGACGAAGTTCTCGGACGTCGTCGGCGGGATCGGAACAGTGTGGGGTGGCATCAAGTCTGCGATGGCTGATCCGATCAACTGGGTCATTTCCAATGTCGTGAACGGTGGTATCGGTCGCCTGTGGAACGGTGTCCGGAAGATCGTTCCCTCACTTGGTGAGTGGACTGATGTTGGTCTGATCGAGGCGGCTCCTGCTCCGATTCAGCGTGCTGATGGTGGTGGCGTTTGGGGTCCGGGTGGTCCGAAGGACGACAAGGTCCCGGCGTGGCTGTCGAACGGTGAGCATGTGTGGACGGCCGCAGAAGTCCAGGCGGCTGGCGGGCATGCTGCTGTGGAGCAGATGCGCAGCAACGTCCTCGGTGGCAACGCTGGGGGTCCGTCGTCGGCGAACTACTCCACGGGTGGGCCGGCACGGTTCGCGGTCGGTGGTGATGTGCAGTTCGGGTCGGATGCTGATGTGTGGATGGCGAAGGTCATTCAGGATGCGTTCCCCGATGCCACTGTCACTTCCGCTTTGCGGCCCGGTGTGTCTGGGTTCCACGGCAAGGGTGAGGCCATCGACATTGATGGTCCGTCGAAGCAGGCGTACGCCGACTGGATCTATCAGGCGTATCCGCAGTCGGAGCAGTTGATCTGGGGTCCGGGTCCGTTGCTGTACAACGTCGGCGGAAACATGATCACCGATCAGGCGCAGCTCGCGGGCCAGGTGTATGCGGGTGACCTTCCCGGTCACTTCGATCACGTGCACTGGGCGAATGACACCCCGTTGGGTGAGCTGTCCGATGATGACAAGAAGTCGTTGTGGGAGCGGGTCAAGTCCGGTATCGGTTCGGCGTTCTCCGCCGGCCGGAACTTGGTGGCGTCCTCGTTTGAGGTTCCGTTGCGGGCGATCGGTAACACGATCCCTGACTTCGGTCCGTCGGCGTGGGGTCAGGTCCCCCGTGAGTTGTTCAACTCGTTGTCGGATAAGGCGATCGACTTCGTTCGGGGTAAGTCTCCGTCCGGTTCCGGTGCCCCGTCTGATGGTGGGGCTTTCGCCGGCGGTGGGGCGGAGCAGTGGCGTCCTCTCGTGGAGAAGCTCTTCAAGGAGAAGGGCATCGATCCGGGTCTGGTCGATAAGTACCTGTACCAGATTCAGCGGGAGTCGTCGGGTAACCCGCATGCGATCAACAACACCGACATCAACGCGCAGAATGGCACCCCGTCGAAGGGGCTCGCGCAGGTCATCGACCCCACGTTCCAGTCGTACAAGGACCCTGGGTTCGAGGACATCTGGGATCCGGAGTCGAACCTGCGTGCATCGCTGAACTACCTGCTTCGTGATCCGAAGTTCGGTGGTCAGGGTGTGGCTGCGTTGACGGGTGCCGGGTATGACCAGGGTGGGATTGCCAATGGGATCGGCTTCATGCCGAAGATGACGTTGCAGCCTGAGCGGGTTCTTTCGCCTGAGCAGACGCAGGCGTTCGACAAGTTGGTGGAGTCCATCACCGGTAATGCTCCGGGTGGTTCGACTCCGGTGATGCCGGCGACTACCCCGAACCTGGGGAACGCACCGGTGGGTACGGGCAACCCTGATCAGGACTTCCTGACAGGGCTGGGACAGAACTTCGCGACGAAGTCCATGAGCATCCTCGGCAACGGGGCCCTCGGGGCTCTCGGTCTCGAGAACTCGATTCTGTCTCCGAGCAACATCTACAACCAGGCGTTTCAGCAGATGTCCCAGGTTCGCCCGGGTCCTCCGCCGAACGCCGCTGCCGCACTCAGTGCCCCACAGGGTGCGGGTGCGGGGGTTGCGAGGACGTTGCCGCTCACCTCACCTGTCATCCAGTCAACTCCCGCGCAGGTCACGCATGACAGGTCGGTGACCATCAACGGCGCCGGCCTGGATGTGAACGGCCTGATGGAGCAATTCGAACGCAAAGCCGCACAAGAAGCGCAGGCATTCCTGGGAGTTCACTGATGACGGAATATCTCGAGGTGACCCTCGATGGGGTCGACGGTTCCCACTGGGATCTCGTCGGCCCCAACGCGGCCCTGCAGGGCGTGGAGATGCGCCCCAAACCGAAGGGGTTGATCGATGCCCCGGTGAAGACGCTGTGGATCAAGAGTGCGTTCGGGCAGAAGTATCAGGGCCACAAGCCGCAACGACGCGATGTGGTGTTCTCGGTGCAGATCCATGCCACCGATATCGATGTGTGGCAGGACGTTGATTCCCGGTTCCGTATGGCGCTGGGGATGTATGGCGAGAAGTTCACGCTGACATACACGTCGTCTGATGGTCCGCGGTCTCTGGAGCTGCAGTTGCTGGAGGAGCCGAAGGCGTATGAGACGGAGGACTATGAGGATCGGGCCCCGCAGATTTGGGGTGATTCGACGCTGGTGATTACGGCTGCTGCTGCGCAGCCGAACTGGTTCGGTGAGCCGGAGTCTGAGTCGTGGACGTTGGCGTCGGGTACGTCGGGGTCCGGGCAGATTCTGTTGCCCGGTAACCCGGGTGATGTTCCGATCTGGCCGCGGTGGTATGTGACGGCGCCGGCGAAGTGGGTGTTGCCGGACTGGTCGTGGGGTCAGGACTTTTACAGCGCTGCTGTGGCTGATGCTTCCCGGACTGTTGCGTTGCCGACGCTGCTTACTGGTGAGGATTCGGAGGTTGATGTGAGTCCTCAGGAGGAGCCGATCATCGCCGCGAATGGTGCGCCGGTGGGGAACAGGTGGTCGGGGAAGAAGCTGCTGTATCCGATCAAGCCTCATACCCCGCCCACGTTGGTACCAGTCAGTGTGACCGGCGCTTCGGCCGGCGCGTCAGTGGTGGTCGAGCTTGACCGTTGGCACTCGCGACCATGGGGAGGTGTCCGATGGTGACAGGGTTGGCGGACATCCCCCTCATCCGCAGCAAGTGTGCGGAGATCCGGGAAAGTCACCGGACGATGCGTCGCACGCCGCCGCGGATCCGGTTGTGGACGAACAAGCCTGATGGTTCCGCTGGTCTCGCCCTGATGGGTGAGTGCGCGGACACCATCAACGGCAAATTTCCCTTCAAGAAAAATACCCCCACCACAGCCACGATGAGGCTGCGGCTGGATCACCACATGGCTAAGTGGTTGATCTCCATCCCGAACGACCCTGAGGCGAAGAAGAACGTCGTCATCTCGGTCGATCACATGGGTGGTGCGGTCCGCTGGTCCGGTCTGTTGAAGCACTGGAATGTGGCGAGCTCGCAGGGTATCCGCTATTTGGATGTGACGTTCGTTGATGATCTGCAGTTCCTGCAGTTCATGCTCGGTCCGCCGAACCCGTTGCTGCCGATCCCGATCTTCCAGTGGCCCCGTGTGCTACCCCTCTTCGGGCCCGCGAAGTGGGCAATTTCCATGATGATCCTAATCAACCTGATCAGGCTCGAGGGAAACCTGTGGACACCCCCCGACGACCCATTCTCGAACGGCTCGTGGGGGACTGCGTTCAACTGGTCGAACTGGCAAGTGCTGATCAAGGCCAAACCATTCGACCTGGACGACTCCTCGGTGTGGGCTCTGCTCGCCACCCGCATGAACCGGATGGACGAGATCATCTCCGATGGGCTCGAGGATGCACAGTTGGTGTTGACGTATCGGCGGATCTTCACTGATGACGGTGAGGTGTGCCCGGTTGCTGGTGTGCCGGTGTGCGCCAATGGTGCATTGGTCCTCGAGGTTGTTGACGAGTCGGGGTATTACTCGGCGGAGGGTACGTCCACCGGTGGTGGTATCGCTGGCGGTTTCATGCGCACTGTGCAGTCGTTCGCCTCTGGGTTCGTTGAGGACGTGTCCACTCTCGTCACTGACAATCAGACCATCTGGCCTGACTCCTACTACACCCCCGGGTATTTGGGGACTTTGCCCAGCTATCCGTGGGTGGTGGTGCAAGACAGCCCGTGGACGCAGATAGAAACATCGAATCTCACCTGGGCTCCGGCAACCGCAGGTTCCGTCATCGTGGGCGGTGACAACCCACTGGCGGACCAGTTGGCGCAGCTCGTCATCGAATCCGTGGGATCCCTGATCGGGTACTTCCTCCTCGGAGGGTTCTCCGGTCTGGGTGCTATCGCGTCGACGGTGATCATGCCGTTCCTGGTGGGCACGATCGCCGCCTGGTTGCAGTGGAAGAACCAGGCCCGCATCCACGATCTCGGGTGGGTGCACTTGTGGGAAGTGTTCCAGCAGGGTGCGGAGAACAACGCATGGTCGTTGTCTGCGATCGCCGCTCTGCGGTCCGGGTTCCTCGCCACGAAATCTGAGACGTGCCATCAGTTCACGATGCGCGACGGTGGGCAGTTCCTGCCCGGTCTGCACTTCAGGGTGGGTAGTCGGATCGGTTCGACGGATCTCGCTGTGTCCACGCTGATCTTCGTTGATCAGGTGGAGGAGATGACCCTCGCATGGGATTACGAACAGGATGCGCCTCATGAGTGGGAGGTCACTGTCGGTACCGCGAAGGCTGCGATGTCGATGGCTGAACGGCAGAACCGCGCAATCAACAAAGCACTCACCACCATCTCCAACATTGGTGTCCATCTGATCTCTTGACCTGGAGGTTTCACCTTGTCCAGCTTCGGTGAGTTCGACTTCGACGACCCGCGGTCATTGGAGTTCGCACTCGATGCGTTCCCTGCACAGAAGGATGGGATGCAGATGGTCCCGATCCCACCGAAGGCTGTGCCGGCGTGGGCTGTGCATCTGAAGGAACTTGGGTTCCGGCATCACGTCGATCTGATGGAGAAGTTCCCCATGCCCGGTGAGCAGCCGGGCATGGGGTGGATGAACCCGAACCGGTATGTGAGTCGGGAGGAGTACGAGGCGGAGAAGGCGAAGCCGGCGGCCACTCCGATGGACGAGGCCATGAACCTGCTGGCGTCGATCAATCCGGCCATGGCAGAGCACATTGCGTCCATGTCTGAGGACGACCGCAAGTCTGCGGTCGCGGAGCAGGAAGACAAGATCCCCGAGATTCTGGCGTCGTTGGCGAAGGCCCGCGAGTTGATGGAGAGGAGCACCCCAGATGGGAGTAGTTCCTAATGGTTCGGCTGGTGTAACTCCGGGTGTTGCTGGTGCTCTGGGTCAGACTGGGACGTCGACCCTGAAGGGTCGCACGCAGACGTCGGTGACCAACACGTTGAAGGGTGACGTTGCCACACCATCCAATCCGGGTGGATCGATCGGTGGTTCCTGGGGTGACGTGTTCAACTTCGGCGGTCTCCTGGGTGCGGTGAATCAGAAGGCTGACGAGAACAACGAACTGATCCAGGTGCAGGGCCAGCAGTTGGCGGACCTCGCAGACTTTGTGGGCACCGGCACGACGACCCCGATGTATGCGTCTACGGGTGGTCGTGACCTTGTCACGTTCCCGGACACGATGATGCATCCGGTCCCGGTGTTGACGACTGGGTCTGTGAGTACCCACTCGCACAGTTACGACCCGACGGGATCGTCGTCGTTTGCCACCACCAGTTTCGATGGCGCCCACTCGCACACCCTGTCGACTGTCGCCCCGTACTTCAGCCAGGGTTCCGGCTTCGCGGACTTCGCATTCATGCGCGGCGGACGCGACACGGAAACCCCTCTCGAGGTTGTGCGGATCATCACCGGCGCCGATGCTGGTTTGTTCCCCATCAACGCCTGGTACCTGGGGATCTACGTGTTGCGCACCTCGGACAACGTGATGGTGAAGCTGTGGGACTCGGGGAACATCGCGAGCGTTCTCACCTCACAGCGGCAGCGGTATCACATTGCCACTGGTATGACGCAGGCCGCGCAACCGGATCAGGTGTTGGCCGTGGCGTCGCTGCAGATCGCCCCCGGCATTGGGCAGAAGCCCCGCGGGTTGGGGTGCATCTTCCAGACCGGCATCAGTGAGCAAGCAGGAACGATCCCGCCCGCACGCCACGCGTACGTGACAGGGCAGTCCACCCTTCCGGGTGGTGTGGGCATCAATGCCGGGTTTTTCAACTGGGACAAAACAAAACTGATGTGGGCTGCGTTGGGGGAGTCGGCAACATGATGGATAACGGAAACCTGTGTGTGACCGGAAAAGAGTTGGCGGTGTTCACGCAGCACGTGAACACGCAGCCGGTCGCCCCGCACTTGTGGCTGATCAACACCACCACCGGTGTGACGAAGGTGGAGCGGCGCGCCGACTTCGAGAACATCCCAGCCGGGTGGGCACTGATCATGGACGGCCCTGACCCTGCGTGGGTTGCCCAATGGAACGGCGACTTGCAGCGTGCCTGTGATGAGCAACTGAATCCGCTGATCGCGGAAGCCTTCAAGCGTGAGGAGATGTGATGGTCCGGTATATGCCGGTAGAGCGGGGCTTCTACTTGACGAGCGGCTTCGAGGCTCGGTGGGGGACGTTCCATTGGGGCAACGACTACGGACGTGACGGCGGTTCGGGTGGGTTCCCGATCTTCGCCGCACAGGCCGGCACGGTTACCGCGTCTGGGCCTGCTTCTGGGTTCGGGCAGTGGATCAACGTCGACCACCCCACGGAGGTTGGCGGCGGACTGACGGTCTACGGCCACATCATCCCAGAGGTTCGTGTCGGCCAGCAGGTCCAGGCCGGCCAGCGCATCGGGTACATCAACCCCAACTCAAACACCAACGGCGGTGTAGCCCCGCACCTTCACTTCGAGGTGCACCGCTACGTGTGGTCACCGCCTGGACCGAACCGACTGGACCCGACGCCATGGCTCGACGGTGCGACGTGGCCAGGCGAGCAACCGAAGGAGGTGCCCGGAATGGACGCTGACGTTCTCTCTCGCGCCATGGGGCAGTCCCTCTCGATAGAGCGGTACGCCCAACTCCTCCCTGCATTCACGGCGGCACTGATCGCCGCGGACTGCACAACCGTCAACCGTGTCGCGATGTTCTGCGCACAGGTGGGCCACGAGTCCGGCGGCCTGCAGTGGATGGAAGAGATAGCGGACGGCTCCGCCTATGAGGGACGTGGGGATCTCGGCAACGTCAACCCCGGCGACGGGCGCCGGTACAAGGGGCACGGTCCGATTCAGATCACCGGCCGCTACAACCACACCAAAGTCAGCGAGTGGGCGTACGGGCGCGGCCTGGTCCCCACTGTGGACTTCTTCGTGAACTGGCCTGAGGGTCTCGCGAGTGACGAGTACGGCTTCCTTGGCGTCGTCTGGTACTGGACTGTCGCCCGGAACATGAACAGCTACGCCGACGCCGGCGACATCAACGGTTCCACCCGCGCAGTGAACGGCGGCACCAACGGACTCCAGGACCGCACCAACCGCTGGAACCAGTGCCTCGCCCTCGGCGAAGCGCTGCTACCCAATCAGGAGGAACTCGACATGGGCGCAGTAGACGAACTCAAGAAGTACATCGACGACCGGTTAACCCTGCCCGTGGGTACCGATGTGAAGGACGTCCGCGAACAGCTCTGCGGCCAGGGCTCCCGCGACGCAGGCGAATACGACGGCTGGCCCCAGCTCGGCGGCCGGACGTTCGTCGACGCTCTCGCGCTGGTCGGCGAGAAGCTCGGCATCGAAGGATTCAAGGCCCCCAAGAAAGAAGGCAAGTAATGAGCAACGACATCATCGGCAACATCCTCCGTGACAAGCTCGCCGAGCAGCCCCTGATCAAGCGGTACGCGAACACGGTCACCACCGCAGTCGGTGCCCTGGTCGCTGTGGTGTGGACCCTGGTATCCCTCGGGGTGGAACTGCCGGCGCAGGTCGGTCAGGGTGTCCTCGTCCTCATTGCGATCCTCACCACGGTCGGTGTGAAGCTCACCCCGAACGGTGTGACTGAGAAGCAGGTCGCTGAGATCGAGGACTACGTCGGTACACACCGGGCCGAATAGCCCCCTTCCCCCCGAAGGGGTGGCTCATGCTCAACACACACAGAGACTCGAGGCATCCCTTCGAGGTCTGGCTTCTCGGCGCGTGCGCACTGGCTGGAACTTTCCAGCTGATCAGTGGTGCACGCCCGGGGAGCCTCTCCGCTCAACTCAGTCCAGTCGCCCAGATCGCCTGGTGCATCCTCCTCGGCGGTGGCGCCATCGTCGCACTCGTCGGAGTCTTCTGGGGCGGACAGGTGAAGGTCGCACTAGAACTCGAATCAATCGGGCTGTCGTCCGTCACGGTGGCCTGCATCGTCTACGCTATCGGGATCTTCTTCGCCGCCGGCTGGAACGCTTTCTTCTCGGTCGTCATCTATGCCACGTTCGCTATCTGCTGCCTGATCCGTCGACGCCGGATTGAGAAGGTTCTCAAGCCGACCCGGAAGAGAAGGTGGGTGAGGCATGTCCGGCGCTGAAGATACAGACGTCTTGAACTACATCCTCACCGGTGGCGGTGCTGCGCTCGCAACTCAGATCCTCAACGCGATCGTCAACCGGAAGAACCGTCAGGCTGATGGTGCCAAGCAGATCGTGTCCGGATCGCTGGAGTGGGCTGACCGGGTGGACAAGGACAACGAACGGCTCCGGATAGCGCTGGAGCGGGTCGAAGCGAAGATGGATCGGATGGCGCAGGAGCTCCGTGTCCATAACCGGTGGGACGAGTTGGCGATCAAGACGATTCGTACCGAGCTTGATCCTGCGTTCCCTGATCCTCCGAGTTTGGAGATGGCATGACGGTCATCAGTGAACCGGTTGCGAACATTGCGGGCCTTGATGC